CCATCATCCACCGTAATAGCCGTGTCATCAGCATATTGCAGCAGGTTGGCAGCAGTCGGCGTTGTGCCGACTCCCGCCCAAGTTGCGTTGGTTTGTGTCGAAGAAGTGACCTGCAAGACTACCTTATAAATATCACCAACGGTCCATCCAGTCGGAACGGCCGAATTTACGTTAGCAATAGTTTTAAAGCTACTTGAAACAGACCACGTAATGGCTGTACCATCAGTCAACGCACTACCTGGGTCCATCGACACGAACGTTGATTGCGCTCGTGCGATCGGCAAAGAACCAGCCCGCGGGTTAACGGCCATCTCACGGAATGAGATGTCGTAATCCAAGAGCAGGTACCCAGGAGAGTTCGCTGCATTGGTCTTCGAGAAAAGGAAGAAAGTTCCCGCAGCATCCTCATTAATGTCTGTCTGGTTACCATAGAGAGTTGATTTCCACTCTGCCACCGGCTTCAAAGAAGCCGAGTGGTTGGTCCACTGGGGCCCAATGATCGTATGATCATCAGACAGAACATATGGGAGGAAGCTAGAATTCGAATAGTCCGGGAAAGGAGCTAGTCGATCTCGTTCGTAGTAGAATAGAACATCACCAGCCTGACTAGTCGGAGACGAGGTGATATAGTGTAGAACACACTTATTCACCTTGAACTTCGCGAACATCTGGCAATAGTTACGCAATATCGTACTGGGGAACGCACAGGGGGTGAGAGGCATCCCACCAATTACTTCCCAGCCAGTAACGGCTGCAGCTGTAGCAGATAAGCTAAAAGCAAAGTCACGGCCAACAACACGAGCACCGTCAATAGATTGAGTAACCCGGGGTTTTGAACCGCGAACCGAGTTTCCAACTGAGACAGGCGCCGTATTAATAGCCGAAACTGCGCCGAATGTTGATCGATTCGGCCGCCGCTTTGCCACCTTACGTACAGTTTGCTTCTTAACCATGTTGCAATGATTTCTAATTTCTTCGTTTTGTTTGTTTTGTTTTATTTTTCGCCAACCTACCATCCATCCATACAGTCCTAGCAGGCAACTACTTTGTTTTTCTTTTTCTTTTTAGGCTTAGCCTTATCCATGTTGAGTTTCCTCTTCACGTATCCGGCGGCCTTTTGGCCTGCCGAAGCGATAGCGTCCGCATACGTTTTACGATGCTTACGGAACCTCTTAGCTTGACCGCTAATGACAACATTCCGTTGTTCAGGCGTCATCTCCGACAGAGGTGAC